GTTCAGTCCCAGTGTGGATGTGGGGAAAGCTTCAGTCTTTAATCAAAGCTACACTTCTTATATATCTCGTCTACCTCTTTCTTTCCTATGATCTCCATAAATCTAATGATGTCCTGTCTTAGTTCCTTTTTATCTAATTCCTTTTCAGCATCTCCCCGTGATCCCCTTACTCTTGATAGAAGTTCCAATGCTTTGATGGCACTGTTTGTATGTCCATTTGCTTTGGCAAAGGCATATTGATTTTCAATCTCATTGATCACATCAATAGTTGTAGTTAGTTCTTTTTCAAGATCTTCAATTCTTTCCTTTATCTCTCCATTATTTATCAACCTATATCCCTGGTTAGCTGCTGACCTATCTGAGTATCCTGCAACCTTGGCAGCTTCAGTAGCATTCCGATGGATAATGTATGCCTGTGAAAATTTTTCTTGTTTCTCATTCAACATTGACTAATTCCTATAAAAAAGGGGCCTATAAACGGTCACTGAGAGCCATCTCGATATGTTTGGTACCTTACCTACCCGAAAGATATCGTTTGTTACAGGTGACCATCTATGCCTGATCTGAAGCGTTTTTATTATTTCCCTAAATAAAGATACTATTTTCTCCACCTTTTTGCTTTTTCACTCCATATCCATGAGGTTAATTTAATTATCTTACCTTCTACCCAATTAAGTAATGATCCATGCCAGAACCAGTGGTGTATTTTTATATTCTTTGTCATATTAATTTTTCATATTATTTCTAGCCTTACCTTTGAATTTCTCTGCCGTTCTCATTCCACCAAGACCTAATAGAGCCAGTGTCAAAGGTAACAGTCCTTCAGTAGGTATAAGAGGTAAAACTATTTCATAATCTGTTACGTTAATTACCCAAACTGCAACGGGTTGGAGAACAAACTGCCATGCTAATCCAAAGCAACATACCCACATAATAGCAGGTCTAGCTCCAGCTACAAAAATTGAGCCATGTTTTGCTTGTTCTATATTTGCTTGAATTTGAGCAAGGTTGGCATCCTGTACCTTCTTTTTTAATTCATGGTTTAGTTTTGTTTTAAGATCTTTGTCCTCTACAAATTTATCTAAAACATTATCTACTACTCCAGCTACTGCCTCTACAATCCCAAGCATGTTAGCCTCCCATCTTTAATATTTCTTTATAGTTCTTTTTGTTTTGGTTTTTTGATTTGTTCCAGAGTGAAGCCACCAAGGTATCCTTCCCGTGAAAGTTTATATCCATATCTACATCTTCTCTTTCAAAAAGCTTTTCACAATCTTGAGCCATTGCCAACAACTCACCAGTTGTCCAATAAGGTTTATCGTCCACACATACCTGCATAAATTTTGGTTGTCCGGTTTCTTCTTTTTCCTTTTGTTTTTTAAGATCTGGTTTATCTATGTTACAATCAAATCCAAACAAATGAAATCTTCTAAACCCTAATGTATGCATTATACCCACTGATCTCATGGCTGCACACGTTCCTCCGGTAATAAGAGTAGCTCCTTCAGGTATTCCCAATCCCTTCTCCAGGGTTAGACTTCCTTCCTTTATTTTTTTATGTTCCCCCTCGATATTTTTTTGTAACGCCTGTGAGAACGCATGCCATCCCCACACATTGGCTTTCTTATCAATAAGAAACTTGGTCACTGAAGGTTCAGTCATTGAAGCAATAAAGAACATTGTTTCTTTACTTATCTTATCAAACAAGGTTCTCCTTACTATACCATGAGTGCTGACTCCATCCAATGATCTAGGATCAAGTATAATGCAACCCCAAGGATCAAATCCTTCCTTTAAAAGGACAGGATAAGAATGTTTAACACATACAATTCTTGGTGTAAAGCCCTTATTTGTTTCATCTTTCATTACTTCAGCTAGTTCTTTCCAGTCTGTACTAGGACCGGCAGATACAATGATAGCTGCATCATGTGTACCACTTCCCTTTTCAATCCATTTATTTAATAGCTTCATATTTTGTTTTACGTTTCCCATAATGTCATCTTTGGGGACACAATCTTTTGGATTTACAATAATAGGAACTTGTAAGATTTCTTTAGGAAGTTTTTTTAAGTCCGGAGAATTTAGAACAACTGCTATATGACATCTTCCTCCACCAGTTATCTCATCTTCAGAAGGAAGTATGTATTTCTTTTCAGCTTCGTACTTTTCTAATACCTTGACCGGCTTCATATATTCTTTATCAGGAATATTTCCTTCCTGATCCTTAGTATATACCTTATCTATAATTAGAAGTGGAACATGTTTAAGTTTATTAAATGCATTAGTAAATTCCTTCCCAGTATCAAATCCTCCTATAAAAGCGTAATCAACATTTTGAATAAGGTTATTTCTAATTGGTCCCTTTACTAATTTATAGGTGAATTTTTTATTCTTTTTTTCTCTTTCATTTTTATAGGATTCAAATAGTTCTTTAGTTTTTCTAAAATTAACATTTATAAATGAACTAAATAAAGTATAGTGTACTTCATTTTTATTTTTAAACGCTTTGGTACAGCTTCCTATTGCCCTATGACTGTCCCATTCCCCAACCTCTACAATATTAGAAGGACTATAATATTGTATAATTTCTCCTAGCTTTTTATATCTCTGTGTGCTTTTAGCATCTGGGTTTCCTAGTTCAGTATGTTTCTTTTCTCCTTTATGATGTACCATAATGTCACCAAGGAATGAAGAATCAAAAGCTTGTGGTCCTTTGAGGTGACTTTGTATTGTATCTAAATGTCCAGTTAAATCAATAACTCTTAATCCATGAGCAATGTATAGTTTTATTAGGCGGGAAATAATAAACCCGTCATGCCATTCCCGATATTGTGTTATCTCACCTGACATATAGTATCCTCTTAAATCACCTAGTAAATCAAGAGGTGGTTGAAAATTTAAATTAAATGCCATGAATGAAGTCTCTGCAAAATCAAACTTCTTTCTATCCATGTAGACTAGTTCAGCCTTGGGATTTAAATGTGGTTCAAATGTTTTCTCACTAATTTTTTTAGTAGTATAGGTATCAGCATCCAGCCATATTAACCATCCAGGCTTGATAGATTTCTCTGCCATTTCAAATGCTAGTTCAGTCATACCAAAAACTTTATGACAAAACTTTATTGCGTCTACCCTCCAATTATATTTAGTTTTCCCTCCCATCGTACCATTATTTTCTTTATTGGCTTCACGGAAGATATCAAGATCTTCAATCTCATTAAGATTTCTATAAGTAATATTCTTACTCTTAGGGTAATCATAATCCTGTATATCAAAATCATGGTAGAAAGCCGTAAGGTGTATTTCTTCCCCCCATAATTCTTTAACACTTTCCAACATTTTCCTAGCATATGAGGCATAACCTCCCTCTGAAAATGAAGTTATAAAATTTATCATTAAGTCATTACCTCTTCCATCTGTACTTCTTTAAACATTTGAATCCATTCATCTACAAAACCTTGTTCTATGTCTCTTTTAGGGGTCCAGTTTTTAAATGCTGGACCACCTGTAGTAAAATGTACATTACATGGTTCGATTGTTTCTGGTGAGTGACCATCCAACCAGTTCCATTCATGAGGTAGTTCACCAATTGTAAGCGCTTTCATTTTTTCCATCCATTGAAAATTATGTAACCACCATCCTGTTTTTGTATTTACATCTGCTACTGTAAGATTTCTATGTGCGTCATGTTCACAATTCCATAACATAAAGCTTGACCAATTCTTTTTGGAGTAGGCTTCTTGGATTTTATTGTCCATCTTTTTTGATTCTTTAGGAACATAATCATGATGTACACACCATAAAGGAACTTGAAAATCTTGCTTAGCTGTTGTAAATACTTCTTTAATATCATGCCTTATAAACATATCACAATCCATATAAAGAGCAAATCCCTCATATTGATTAAGCATGGGAACCAGGAATCTTGTAAAACTAAAATCAGTTGAAAAGGGTTTCTCATCTAAGTAATCAAATTTTTGGAGCTCATAATTAGCAGCTTCTTTAACTGAAAATCCTCTCCAATACATACCCATCATCCTTAAACGATCTTCATAGAGGGGAACTATGTTATAAGTTTTATTAGTAGTTCTTTTAATAGATTCTACCAGAACATCAAAGGATGCTTTTTCTCTTTTATCATATCCTATATAGATAGTATCTAATCTATTCATATTTATCCTTTTCCCTATAATTGAAACCCATTATTGGCATTTCAATATTAATTATTATTGCATACTATTGCATAGATGTCAAGTATTTTTTTTATATATCTACAATTTCACATATACCTGCTGTACAGGCCAGATCTTGTGTTCCTTTAGTGGTGTCTTCCTTTTCCCACTTACTTAAAGACGACCAGTTTATATCTTTAGGAAAGTCTTTTATTAGTTCTTTATATTTATCTAAATTAATATCCTGATATGGAGCTTGCTTATATGAATGATCTGTGTTGGGAAGGAATGAAACACCTGATAGATAATCAAAGTTATCCCAGCACCATGATCCTACCCCTATCCATTCTGGTTCCTTCATAGAAATAGTAACTGAAGGCTTGTGTTCACACCAGTATTTAGCATAAATTTTCCAGAACTCTAATTGTTCTATAGCTGTCATAGAGTTTCTATGTAATGCATTAGCAGGTGCTTTAATTGGAAATGAAAATACAGTTGTATGATCAGGCTTCATTTGATCAGGTTCGTTGGGTATACCTGCATGAATCATAAACTGTGTAAGAGGGTCTTTGTTATCTGCCCTAACAGTTCTAATATAATAAGGTGCATGTCTGGCGTGTATGCCACTTGAACTATCTACTAATTGGCTAACCGTACCTGACGGTTTAACACAGGTAACAGCAGTTGATTGGGGTATGTTAAATTTTCTTGACCATACTTTATTAATCCGCACAGAATAATTTTTTAGTTCCGTTAGAACTTTCGGTAATTGTTTGGATGAAGCAGTATTAAGAATACGGCAGTCTGTAATACCTGTTAATGACACACCTAACAGTCTTTCTTCTTCTGTATTGTTAACCCACCTCTTACGGAGGTATCCAAACTTAGTCATCGTTGCTTGTATTGTACCCAAGATAGTAGCTAGTCTTATCTTTCTTTTAAGATCAACAACCTTATCATCTACCCTACACACTACCTCAGTAAGATTACAGAATTGATTAGGTCTAAGAAGTATTTCTGAACAGGGATTTGTACCAAAATCTATATCCCACTTTCTTCTTCCAATACTTTTAGATTTTAATTGTGCTGATTGTCTATTAAAAATACCACGCTCACCTGACTTGCTTTCATAGAGGCTTGACCATTCCTTCATAAAGGTAGCAGTATCTGGCCTGTCTGTATATACAGCAGAGTTGTTAGCTAATGCTCTTTCTGGATTAGTCTCCCACCACTGTCCCTTCTTAGCTGCTCTGATACGATCATCTGAAACATTTGAAAGAGAAATAAGGGCTGATCTTCTAACACCCCCTACTACAACAACCTCACCTGTCTTACACACGATGTCATGGCACTCAATAGAGGTAAGCTTTCTTCCTCTAGCTTCAACAAACTTCTTAATTGTAAACTGAAACAGATCTGCTAAAGGCTCTGGACCTGAAGCTCTTCCTCCAAATACTTTTAATCTTGATCCACTGGGACGTACCTTGTCCATATTAATTTTAGGAATACGAGCTGAATATAGATATGAAATTAAATCTTTAAATGCTCTAGCCCATCCTTCTTTTGAGTCCGCTACACTAATAACATCTTCAGTTTCTTCAAACGGAATATCAGGTATTGTAGGAAGACCACCTACATATTGTCTCTCTACGGAAAAACCCACACCAGTTCCATTCATAAGAATATATAATACCTCATCAAAAGATCTAGGATTGTCTATAGGTATGTATGAACAGTTGTATCCAGCTATGTTCTCACGATCCAGAGCGGGACCAGCAGACATCAAAGCTCTCATACTAGGCATAACTTCCAGGGAAATAATAGCCTGATATATTTCTTTCCAAATTTGAATGTCCCGCTCACTTAGATTTATCCCAAGACTGTCTTTAATATAAAATTTAAAATAATTAATTAACCGAGTAACGGTTTCTTCCCAAGTCTCCCTTCTATTTTCCTCTTCTAACCACCGGGAATATCTTGATAAATGAATAAAGGTTTGGTACTCAGTCGGCAGTCCCATTATTTCCCTCCCCGTGTGTATGACCCCAAGTTAGGGATTCTTTTTTATTATAAAATAATTCTAATATTAATTCAGCATAATGTATTACCTTTTGAATGTCTTTTTTCCCCTCATCCTTTGTTCTATGTCTTGTGATATATTTTACAATATTTCCTTCAAAGAAGTCAAGGTTATTACTTGAAATATATTCAACAGGCTGTATCTTACAGTCTTTATAATGACTTCCTCCAACCTGTTTATTTAATGGAGATGACATTTTATTTTTCCTTCCATGTTCTTTGTACATACGAACAACATACCTATCCCATGATTCGTTTTCTTTTCTTTCAGGATAACAATGCATTTAATCTCTTTCTTATGAAGGTTACTTTATTAGATTTGATAACCTTGTAGGCTAATGTTCTTGTATAGTCAGGATCAATACCTGCAAGATCACACACGTCCTCAAAATCAGAAGTTTTTGAAGGGGAAAAAAACCATGTATTTGCCTGACGCTGAACTACATTTATATCTGATACAGATACTACAGTAGAAGATGTTGTAGCATCTAATAAAGCCTGAAGTATAACAGCTAGATATAGTGTTCTTTCCCTTTCACCAGTTTTAATATGAAAATTAAATTTAAATATATCATAATCAATATCCACTAAATCAAATAGAAGTTTTCTATCGTGGGGATTTTTCATATTCCCACTCTAGGTCGTCCCACAACCTGTCTTCTATTAACCATTCATTAGGAATGCCATCTGATTTTTTACAATATAAAAACTTATGTTTCTCACACCATCCTGCATATGTCATCTTGCCTCTTTTATATAGTTTCTTATTAGGGTTGTCAAATACAAATCTGATATCATTGTTAGGATGTTGTTCCTTTATAAATAAATGTTTCTTTCTATCGTCTAAAGTAAACCATCCCTTTACTTCTAAAATAATTCCATTCGGCAATATAAAATCTGGTATATATTTTTTATCTTCTATCCATTTATACTTAATTTTACAATCTTCATATCTAATAGGTATCTTTAAATCCTTTAAGAAATAATAGATATATCTCTCAGACTTTGATCTAAACTTATATTTTTTACCAGTCATTTTATTCAATAAATATTGGCATCAAAAGAACATCTTTATTTGGAGGGGATTTACCTTCATTAACAATAGTTGCAAGGTGGGTTATTCCCCCTCCTGCAACTTGATCCATTGAGGGGAATATCCATTTGGCTTTATCTCTTAAAGAATCTACAACAAGATTTGTACCTTGGTGTTTGACATGTGGAATTTTACCGTTCTTATCTTCTGAGAAATAATCATCAAATACTATTACCTTTGATTCTTTAGATTTTTCATAATCATTTCTTGCTGTCTCAGGAGAATGTCCTCCATCAAGGAAAACAAAATCTTCCTTGTGTTCCTTCATGGTGATGTTGGTATCACCCTTAATAAGTTTATATGTAAAGCGGTGGGGAAATTCCATTGTTAGGGCATCAAATATTTCACTAACTTCTTCAACACTTGTCCTTGATTTAGAATTAAATTCAACACTGTCTGTTCCAAAATTTCCCTCTTGAAATAAATCATATCCCGTATAATGAACATAACCTTTATGTGATTTTAAAGCTATGCGAGATAGCTCTGCACCATGTTTACCGTTCCATGTTCCTACTTCTAAAATAGTATTAGGTTGATAAAACTGTACCATTTGCCCTAACTGTATGTATCTTAAGGGAGGGGGAATTTTCTTATTCATTTTAAATTACTTCCTCTTCTGTGTTAGGCATACTTGATATGTTAGTAAAATATCGAGGACCATTTGCATATTTAAACTTACGAAGTCCTTTACCATTATTAGCATCAGACCAACATGATAACTTATAGTTACAATAAACGCAACCAAAATCCAGCTTCCTGTTACCAGAAGCACCATCAGGAATGTCAGCATAACAGCGAGGAGGTGGGTCATCCTTTTTAACAGCAGCTTTAATTTTCTTAATCTTAGTTGACACATCCGGCATCTCCATATTATGTAGATAAGCAGTAACTAGTTCTCCTGTTTGTTTGTTAATCACAACCCACGCAGCTTCCTTATCTCTCTTGTCTTTGGCATATGCTGACAGTTGATAAATGTAACCAAACGGATCGTTCTTTTGTAGCTCTGAAGTGGTAAATTTTTTGAATGAAAAATTAGATGCGCTTTTGAAATCAACCAACGTACCGTCTACCCTTGCATCTTGGTGTCCGGGTACACCATCAACCTCTAATTTCTTTTGCTCATCATTAACCTCATGACCAGACAATTTAGATAAACATATAAGAAGTTCTTCTAATATATTTCCATAGAGAAATTTTATATATGTAGGACCATCGAAGTCTTCTCCTTCATATCCTTTTGCACCATACCAAATTTGGCGTAATGGTCTTCCTATCTGAGATAGTCTTATATGTTTTTCTTTCTTCTTCTTTTGATAAACCGAATTAAATATATGTTGTCCTATCAGTTTACCATATAGTTCAGTAATCTTTTGTGCTTCTTCTCTTTCAACTGTTACTCCTTGTTCATTAGTAAAAAGATTGTAGATATCACTAACTAAAGTAGATATATTTTTCATGTTAATATTAGAAGGGCCAGTAGTTATATTAATTTACTGACCCCTCTAAACCCCTTTATAATTAAACAGAAGCAAACGGAATATCATCACTGACATCTCCAACATAACCGTCCTCTACTTCAAATACTGTTGTTGCATGAGGAGATGGTTCCTTACCACTGTACTCTACCAACTCCAAAACCTGAACACCTATAAGCTTTCCATACTTTCCATTTTTGTTTACATAAGTATCATAGTATACCTTAACCTTTGATCCGTTACCAATTAATACATCCCCGTTCATAGGATTCATTTTGGCAGTGTAAACCAAGGGAGGAGTTTCTTCCTTTCCATCCGGCCATAATACATTTTTCTTTATGATAACAAACTCTTCTTGTTCAGGATTCTTCTCAGAGGTTTTAATTTTTAAATTCATTAGCTTATCTTTTTTGATAATAGCCTTATTCTCTTCATCTAAATTACCGACATTAATAGTATATTCATATCCATCTGCCGGTTCGTATTTCTCAGCGACATTATGGGGGAAAACTTTCGGCCAGTACGCAACACCATGAATAACACTCATAATACTTTTCTCCTTTCAAATTTAATTTAATTTCAGGAAAGTATACACTAATTTATACATTCTGTCAAGAACTTTCTTTATCATTTGATAAAGTTTTTAACGTAGCCTCTCCCATTGGGATGTGGAAGAACGGTTCCTTCAGATGGGGTTCTCCTATTCGTTTTGAATTTTGAATAGTTCCTACCCTTGATTCATCTACCACATTGGCAGGAATAAACCATCCCTGATTAAGGGTAGTGTCTAAGATAACAAAAGTAAATTTGAGGTTGGAAAAATCTTTTTTCCATAAATCAATTAACCTTTGTTTTCTTTGGGGTATCCTAATCTCTACCCAACTAGGGTTCCATGTTCCTCTCCATTGATTCTTAACTTCAACTTCAAACAGTTCTTCCTTGTTATCTTTCGTTGCTATTAAATCAAACTTATAATCGTCAGGTTTCAGGTGTGTATTATATCCGTTAGATATTAAATAATCTGATAAGGATTTCTTTGCTCGTGCATCATTCATTTCATACGATGCTCTTTGAAATTTCCTGTTGTTGTGTCGTTTGTTTAGCACATTAATTCTCCTCTCTTTCTATTAATGAGTTTCAGCCCAGGTTTTTCCTACCTTATAATTAGACTGCATTGGACACCTTAGATTTAATATTTTTTCAGATTCTTTCATAGTGTGTTTTGTTATTTGACAAAACTCTTGCACATGATCTTTCCTTACTTCAAACTGATATTCATCATGGATTGAGGCTACCAACTTAACATCAAGATCATTAGTATATATCTTTTTCATCATAAACACAAGCCAAGTTTTACATATAATACTACCAGCCCCTTGAATCAAAGTATTCAAAGATTTATAAGAGGAT